TGATTGATCGGCGCGTTCCAGGCCTTGATGCACCACATCACCGCCAAGTTGCGCGGACGGGTTTCGACACCCCCCGTAGACCCTGAAGTTAGGCCCCCAGCAGATCCACCTATAGAACCCGCCGACGTCTCTACATAAGCCTTCGCCGTTGGCCCAGTGCCGCCATAGGCTTTGCCGAAAATTGAATTGGCTGTAGCAATAGCACCGGTTACAGCGCCCGCCCCTATACCTCCACCCACGTTATCGACAAACCCGATGTCTTTATGGGCGTGCGCTTTAAACATATCCGCTTCGTAGGTGCCGATATCACGACCGGCATTGACGCCGCGTCCATGATCCCAGCCACGCAGGAACTCGCCGCGCGATTCAGGAAGGCGGAAATTGCCCGCCCCTTCGTTGCCCAGGTTGAAGGCAGTCCCCAGGAACGCCGCCAAATCTGGATAGGCCGCAATACTCTTGACGCTGCCGTCAATCTCCAGAAACCCCGGCGCGATCTTGTCCACGGGAAACGCCACCATCGTCCCGACCGGCAGCGCCGAAGCCTGGGCAACTATCGACTCGACTTCGGCCTTGGTGAAGGTATCGGTGATGCCCATCCCGGCCAGCGTACTCGGGTTCGACCCGGACAAGAACACACCGCGATCATTCACCGTAACCTTGGTATAGGCGCCAGCGATTTTGTCGGCAGGCAACAGACCGTTAATCGTCACGTCGACGTACTGACGCGTGGCCAGCACCACAGACGGGTCGATCTTCAGCTGAATGTTCGAGGTGCCGCTGGTGATGATGTGCATCCGCACCACCTGATTGCGTCCAGACCCTTGTGTAAGCAATGGCTTATAACTCGGCGCGGCATTGGCCACCGCACAAAACACCCCGTCCTTGTCTTCCAGCGCCAGCTCGCGAATCCACCAACCGCCCACATCGGGCGGCAATACCAGCTCGGCGATCAAGATATTGGCGTCAATCGGCGACACATACAGCTGGTTGATTTGCGCCCGATAGACCTGATGGACCAGCTGGGTCTGTGCGGGATTGGGCACTGGATCGGTGCCGTTGGCATCGCCGATCAGCATGTAGCGCGGCTCCCACGGGACACCGAGCGCGTCGCAGTTGGTTTTCTTGGCGGCCCCTAGCGTTGTGAGCATGCCGCCGAAAATAGAGTTTGCATTAACCATGGGGGTACACGTCCAATTCGTCGAGGGTGTATTCGCTAACGCCGTGGCAACCCTGAATCACCACGTCAATATCGGGATTGCTCCAAGGGTAAACATCGATCTCGTCGCCGTCATACACAGCGATGCCGACATAGGCGTCCAAATGGGTTTCCAGCGTGATATCGAGACCGGTCAAATGCCGGGTCACGGGCTTGGCGTCGTCGATCAGACGCTCCAGCTCCTGATACATGTCCTCGGTGATCCCGGTGTCCAGCACACCGACCTTCAGCGCAAAGGTGCCCGGCGGCCCCTCCGGCACCGTGTTGAACCACTCGATAATCTCGATCAGGTAGCCCAGGGGCTCGACCACCCGGCGTAAAGCGCCGATGGTGCCCTTGTGGGCATGGATGTAATACGACGCCTTGATGGCCGCGCGCTTGGTCGCCTCCGACCACCGATAATCCCAACGGTCGACCGACCACGCCCACGCCAAGTGGGGCAGCAGATGCACCGGACAGGTGTCGGGGTTGTACAGCGTGCGCAGCGGAACAATCGTTCGCTCGTAGAAACCCGCCTCCAGGGCGCGCTCCAGTGGCGTGCTATTGCTCGGCAGCAGACTGTTCATGTCGCCCCCGCCAGTGTCACCGTGTAATCGGTACACCACGCCGCCTGGGCCTCGGTCGGCGCCAAGTCGACCCAGCCGACCAGTTCAACCCGGGCCACGCCGGCGACGTGCAATTGCGCGTCCACCGCCGAACGGGCCACCTCGACCCCCAATCGCTTGCGCGGATTGATCCACGCCGCTAAGCGTTTCTTGGCCTCGACCAAACTGGCATCCCCTTCAGGGCCCGCGCCGCTCATGTGCAGAATGGCGTCAATGCGGTAGTCGAGAATCTGCGCACTCTGCACCGTGACCCGGTCGCCCACTGGCCGAACTTCGTCGTCATTCAGCGCGCTAGCGACGGTGGCCAACAGCGCGGGACCGACCTCGCCGCGCCCTTCGGCACCCAGCACCGTTACCGTCACGTAACAAGGCGCCGGGCTTTCGGCCGTGGCATCGGCCACCAGACCCGAGGCGTTGCGCGCGTGCAGAATGTAGCTGTTACGCGGGCCGGCCGTGGTCAAGCCCTCAAAGGCCAACTGGATGCGCTCGCGAAACGGATCGTCCAGCTCCTTGACCTCGGGCACCGGCGGCACCGCCGCCAGATCCGCCGCCTGAATCACCAGGCGCTTCAGGTTGTAGTTCGCCCCCAACTGATCAAGGTCACTGCCGATCGCATGGGCCAGCAACAGCGCCTTGGCGGCGTCGTTGACCCGGGCGCGGTTACCGACCTTTTGATAGGCCGCCACCTCCAGCAACTTCACCACCGGATCACTCTCCAGCGGCGCGCTCCAGTTGTCACCCATGTAATCGCGAAAGGTGTTCAGGCCTTCCTCGTAGGTGACTTCAAAGTCCAACCCTTCCAGCACGTCCGGCGCCGGCAACGCCGACAGATCAACGATGCTCATACGCTCACCTCAAACAGAAAACGGTCGCCGAGGTATTCGCCGGCCAGACTCAGCCCGACCTTACCGCCCAACACCGACACGACGCGGATGCGCTCCAGCTTGACGCGTGGTTCCCACCGCCCGATCGCCCGGACCGCCTCGGCTTGCACCGAACTTTTCCAGCCCTCGTTAACCGGCATGTCGACGTAGGAAGGCACTTTGCTGCCGTACTCCGGCCGCTGCCGGCGACTGCCCAACCGCGTGCCCAAGATGTCCGCGATGGACTGGCGCAGGTGCTCGATGCCGGAGATGGGTTGGCCGGTGTGGCGATCCATTCCGATCATCTAACTCACCCCAACGGTTCGAATTCTTCGTGAGCCTTGAGGTAAGTCAGGGCCTGCTCATCGGACGCGGAAACCTCGACGGCGCCCTTGGCCACCGACAGCGTGCGGCCTGTTTCGGGAATGATCAGCGTGCGCGAGGTGTAGACCTTGTCACGGAACTTCAGCAGCAGATTCGTCGCCCGCGGCTGCGGCTGCTGCTGCGGTAATTCAGCAAGGGGGACGTCGTTCGGCTTGGCCATGTTTTTTCCTGCATGCAAAAGCCCGCACGTAGCGGGCTGGGAAGGGTTAAAAAGTTAGTGCGAGTGATGATTGCTGTTACCCGTGGCGTCGATGATCGAGCCGGCACCGGTGATGTCTTTCGTGACGTGTAACGCCCCGTCGATGGCCACCGCCCCGACCAACTGGATGGCCGTAGCTTTGACCGTCGCCGCCTCCGGCGTCAGCGCCACCTCAGTGCCACCGACCTTGGCCGTCACGGCGTTATCCGTAACGATCACCTCAGTGCTACCCACCTTGAGGGTGACCGTCCCGGTCGGCAGGGTGATGGTGTAGGTTTTGGCCTGCCAGTCGTAGACCAGCGAACCACCATCGTCAAAACGCCAAACCTCTACATGGTCGCGGTTATCCGGTGGAGCACCGGCATCGCCGTACAGCCCCGGGATAAAGGTGCCCATGCCGGCCTGACCGCTGGGGTTAAACAACACCCCTTGTTCGCCCAGGCTGGGTGCCCGCCAGTGTCGCGCCTTACCGGCTGCTAGGCTGTGCCAACGCACCCAAGCGCTGGTCCATTCGCCGTTCGACACCCGCACCGCTGGCCCGGTCAGATCGACCCCGACCACCGCGCACGGCATCAGCATGGCCGCGATCATTCGGTCATGTTCACCAAGGGCGTAACTCATGGCGAATCCTCCGGAGCTAAGACCACCTCAACGGGGAACTCTCCACCCTCCGGAATTTCCGACGGCTCGTCCGACCATGGCCACTCTTCAACACCCAGGTAGAGTTGATGGGTCCATTCCACCAACCAGACGGTGTAGCCATCCAGCTCCGGCCTGGTCCAATCCTGCATGGCCTGGACGAACTCGGCAGGCTCCACCGCGACGTCCCAGGTTTGCATGCGCAGCAGCACCGCCAATTGCGCCGCCAGGTGCGCGGCCTGCTGGCAGTGCTGAAGCTTGATGGGATCAACAATGATCCGCGCCTCGAACCGGCAAACCAGCGTGGTTTCGCCAGTGCCGATGTCGAGGCCGGGTTCCATCTCGGCCATTTCGAGAAACACCGCCGGTAACGCAATACGGTCTGAAATTTTTGGCCAAACCGTGACGGCCTGGACACCCGGCAGATGAGCCAACAACCGTTGTTCCATCGCCAGGTAGAGCTGGTCAAGCGTAAAAGGCTCGTCAGCCATTGGCCGTCCCCTTCAGGTACTTCTGCAGCTCAAAGTTAAATTCCTGCTGCAGGATCTCCAGCAAGCGCGCATGTGCACGTTTAACCCAGGCATCGAAATGCGGACGGGCTTGCTCCAGTGACACCTTGGCTTTGGCCAGCGGAAAGCGATTGCCGTGTTCCGCAACCCACCCCGAACTGGCGCCACCGCCTCCAGACACCGTACTGTCGGGATAGTCGTCGGCGTTGAAATGCTTACTGGCGGTGCGGATCCAGATGTCAGGTTTGTTGCCATAGACCGTCTTGAGAAAGGCGCCCTGGTACCGGCGCCCAGCCACCGATACACCGCTGCCGGTCTGTCGTGCCCGGCCGGTGCGACTGGACTCGATGGCGTTCAAACCGAACCACAATTTGCCACTGGTAGCCCCGCCGGTGACCGGATAGGCGCGCAACCGCTGTCGTACCGCCACAACGGCGATACGTTCCTGCCGGCTGACCGCTCGGGCAATGTGCGTACGCAGCCAACCCAGCGTCTTGTTGATCGCTCGACGTTGGGCAGCGGCGGCCGCCTTGGGCACCAACTGGGCGAAGTTCTCGAACGCTTGCAGGTCCGCCGCCGAGGCCTGGATGGACAGCATCCCGCCACCGGCCGAGGGTTTGAAGTAGCTGCCGACACTCATGCGCGCATCCTCAGAATCAAGGCGACGAGGCCGTCGCCACTCGGCTCCAGCTGCAGCAGGTCGTAGTCACCGCCGCCATCCAATGCGGGTAGATCGATGCTGACCCGCAACCCCTGCTGCAGCCCCTGCGAATCGCTAACGCGAATCTCGAACCGAGGCTCGCGCAGCCCAGTGTTCAGCTTGCCGAACTTCGGTTGCAGCCAGGGCGCCGCGAACATGCCCAAGACCGGCTCGTCGCGACCCTCGATACGCGCGCTGTCGCCTAGCGTTTCGAATACCACGGCGTCGACTTCGGCGATCAGATCGCGAAAGCCCATGGTCAGAGCTCCAGCAGGATCTGTGCGCGAGGTCGGGTGCACAGGTGCAGAGGGTTGGACTGGGCTTCACCGGCCATACCCTTACCGAACTGCATCGGCTCAATCTTGCTGTAGTACGGAATGCCCTGGGTGTTGACCGTCTCCATGTAGTCGGCAGGAGCAAACGCCGAGATGTACAGATCCGGCACGCCCTCTGGAACCAGCAACGCCTTGTCGTCATGAACGAACGATACTCCGGCGACTTTGCCACGGTAGCGTTCCCAGATGATGCCGCCGAACTCGAAGCTTTCCCGGGCGTCGCCCCGCAAAGCCGCCGCCTGCTGACTGTTGAGATAGGTCTCCTTGACCGACTTGTGAACGATCAGCTTGTTCCAGAAGTTCTTGCCGCAGAAAGCGCGGGAACTGGTGCTGGTCACGCTGCCAAGGGCATCTTCTTGCATGTCCAGCGCTTCGCCACATTTAACTCGCAGCTCCGTGCTCGAATCGGCCAGGCCCATGGGCAGGTGCTGACGCTGCACACCGAAGCGGTCATACAGGTCCAGGAGCACCGTCGAACCATCGGCATCGAGGATCAGGCCATTGAGCGCGCCCATACGTTGGAACTCATGGGTCGCGTCCAACTGACGGCGCGCTTTGGCCAGGCGGGTATTGACCACGTCCTGCACCGCCTGCAATTCGGTTCGAGTACCGAAGGCACGAATGCCCTGGATCTCGTCGGCCTTGATGGTAAAGCGCTCCGGCAGGTGCACGGTGTTGAACGGGATCAGGTTGCGCTTGCTGGCCGCGACCACCAGACCAGAGCCACCCCGTTCACCGGCTGGCACCAGGGCCAGGGTATCGCCGTCCTTTTCGATCTGCACGGTCAGGGTGGTGATGCCTTCCTCGCGAAACAGGCCCAGGGCGCTGATACGGCCCGGCAGGTAAGGTTGATCGTTGAGTGCAGCAGTCAACGCGGTAACGGTAAACGCTTCGTCGTCAAAAATGGCGATCTCGGCCATGGGTACTCTCCAGAAATGAAAAAACCCGCTCAGGGCGGGTCGGGTAAACGTAAGGGATAGCCTTAGCGGACAATCAGGAAATGGCTGGCCAAAGCCTTTTCCGCTACAGGATCAAGCCCGGTCAAATGCACTTCGCTGACTTCAGCCAAGCGCACCACGGCGCGCCCACGGCGCACGATGTCCGACTCTCCAAGGGGTCCATAGAGGATCGCCACGGCCGCCTCGGTACCGTCTGTGGCGGCAGAGTCATACGGCGCGAATTCGCCCGTGGCCGTCACCAGGCCGAGAACCTGACCCGGATTCAGCGCAGGGCCAGCTGCAACGTTGATCGTTTCTCGCGAGATATTTCCGGCGCCCTCGGACAGGAGAAATTCACCTGCGTGGATCGGCTCTTTTTTGATGGTCATGGTCTTGCTCCTTTCGCGCCGCGCGCGGTTCCAGATTGAGCCGCTTGTCGCGAAGCCCAGATCGAGGTGGGATCAGGTTGTTTGGCCAGCACCTTGGGTGCCGGATCATTGTCCAGCGGCAGGCTGTTATCGATTTCAAAGCCCTTGCCACTGGTGACAATCTTGTCGAACAGACGCGCCCGGACCGCTGCAGCATCCAGTCCCGCTGACACGTACTCGGCACTGAACTCCGGCAACCGGGCCGCCACGCAAAGGTCATTCACGGCCTTGGCTCGGGCCAGGCCGGCCAGGACGATCTCTTCGCTTTCAAGCTGGGTCGAGCTAAGCAGCGGCTCGACCAGGTTGCTGATGCCCGCCGCCGTGCAACGCTGGGTGATCATCAGTGCCAACTTCGCCGAATCGACCACCACCGGTACTAACGGCGGATCGATCGGTTCCCGCTCCAGGTCCGGATCGACTTCGGGTGGTTCGTCGAGCTGGGCCAGCAGATCGGCCGGTGCATGCTGGTAACGCTGCAACACTCCACCCTGCCCCAAGCAGGCCTTAACTGTGACCCC